TTCGGATGCACAGCATTCTTCTTTATGCTATTGCCGTTGCTTCAAGCAATCAACTCTCCGTTCCAAGGAGATTCCGTGAGTCGGGCGATGGAAATCGTTAGCGTCCCACCACCTCCACCACCACCGATGGATGAACCGGATGAGCCGGAGCCTGAACCGGAACCGGAACCACCGCAGATGGAATCCACACCGGAGCCATTGGACATTAGCCAGTTAGAGGTAATGCTCAATCCCGGCTTCGGTGATTTTATGGGTGGTGACTTTGGTGTTCAATTGAAGAGTGCCTTGACCAACAGTGAGGAGATGAATGAAATTTTTTCTTCGTCGGAACTTGACCAAAAGGCTCGGCGGTTGAGCGTGGTTCAACCTCGTCTTACTTCTACTTTGCTACGTCAAGCACCAGCCACGGTGGTCGTAATCTTTATTGTTGATGAAAATGGTCGGGTGCAAGATCCTAAAGTCCAGCGAACCACAAACCCTTCGTTTGATCGCTCTGCTCTCGCTGCCATCAAGCAGTGGAAGTTTGAGCCTGCTAAAGTCCAAGGTCGCTCCGTTTCAAGTCGTTTGCGTCAATCGTTCTCCTTCGAGAACAACACATGAACGCATACATACATGTATGGGATTCAACAGAGAACTAATCGACGAAGAATTTGAAGCACTGCTCAAACAAGACACTTTCAACAGTGAATTTGATTTTGGGTTTGCTGACGATATTGAAGTATCTGAAGTATCTGGTGCAACTGAAGACTTGAAAGATCAGATGGCTAAACTTGAAAAGTTGATCTTGCCAATTCTTTACAATCTAAAGAAAAATCCTGAGAAGGACTATATCGTGTGGGACGGTGCTAAACGCTCCGCAGCATGTGAAGCACAGATTCAAAGGATTCTTGAAATCACACGACTATGACTGTGAAAAAGTTTTTTGTCGAGTTGTGGACAGGACGAATGCAAGTGAAAATTGAAAATCGTATTTCAGATATTTGGAGTGGTCGCATCGGCGTTGGTGATGCGGTCAAAATGATGATCGACACCGCATCTAGGGGCAAGATCAAACAATGTGGAGGCTGCATCAAACGACAGCAATACCTGAATGAACTCTTCTCAAAAACAAAAAAGAACAACGATAGCGGGGATTGATTATTCTCTCAATGGACCCTGTGTCTGCGTGTTTTGTGGGGATGACAAATTCTCATATAAGCAATGTTCATTCTATTATTTGACAAACACAAAAAGTGTGTCTGGCGTTTTTTCATATCGATTTCACGGTGAACTATTCAATGACTTCAATCACGAATGCCAACGTTACAACTCGATCTCTGACTGGGCAGTAGACAAGGTTCAAGGCTGTGACTATGTTGGTCTTGAGGGCTATGCCTACGGAGCATCTGGTCGTGCAATCTTTCAAATCGCAGAGAACTGCGGTCTTCTCAAGTACAAATTGTGGGAGGCTGGAATCACCGTTGATGTCATCCCGCCAACAAAGATAAAGAAAGATGCGACTGGTAAAGGAAATGCAGACAAGCGTAAGATGGTAGATGCCTTTACTCTGGACACTGGTGTTGATTTGCAAAAACTCATAACGCCAAAACGAGCGAACATTGGCTCGCCCGTTTCAGACATTGCAGATGCGTACTTTATTTGTAAGGCTGCTTACGAGGCTTACGCAAAAATTCAAACCAGATGAGAAACCCCACTACTGCTAATGCAAATAATACCAGAGTGGGGCTAAGTGTTTTTTTGAGGATTCAAACTCCTCTAATGTTTGTAGACCCAAGGCATCGCCAGCACCGATCATATTCGTGACTGGTTCTGATGCTGAGTCCAAAGAGTGAATGACTTCTGGCTGACCATCAATACCAATATCAACAAAAGGTTGCTTGACACTTTTCACGCTCGCACATCCCGCTAACAACATAATCAAAAGATATCTCATCGTGGCACTCTCACCTTTGGTGTTTCCGTTCGCTGCATATGCTCACGCAGTTTTTTACGTCTTTCTCTTTTTTCAAGAAGCATGGGCTTTTCAGCCTTCTTCATGAACTTGTCATGGTGCTTTTGTTTGGCTTCAGTAATACCATATTTGTAGCCGCCAGCAAAACCAATCAGCACGCCCAAAATGAAAACACAGATTCTTTTTAGAATCACACAATCATGTTTACAATCACTCATACAATACCCCTTATTTCTCTAAGTTCTTGGAAGTCTTTTTTCTTGGTTCCACCATCGTACTCCCAAGCATATCCTTGTTGAATCATTCGCTCATTGATTGATTCGGTTCCATCACCGATGTAAAGCCAACCAAGGAGCCTACCATACTTACCCACGCCGCCATCAAGTTCGGTGCGGATTACCAGATCATCTTCTCCAGAGATTGCACCATCAAGTTGATCTTTCAACCAATCGGTTGCATCTTGACCCAGTGCCTTCTCCTCAAGATCTCGCGTTCTCTTTTCGGGGGTATCAACACCTGCAATACGAACACGCTCCTTCTTGTAGAGATCAAATCCTAAATCAATGATAACATCAATTGTGTCTCCGTCAAGAACTTTGATAATTTCAGTAACCCTAAAGTTATAGCACGACTTACGACTTGGAGGTTTCATTTATTTTTTACTTCCCTCTGACTGCGGTTCCGAAGTAGAAGCCCACGATGGTAACAAGGATCTGCCTATTTTCTTCAGTGTATAGGTAGCCCTCGACTGGAGTGTAGGTTCTCACATTCTCGGCAGGGAACAACTTGAGCAAGTCCCAAGACTTGTAGACGGTGGACTCATGCTCGACCACGGTGGTAACGCCGTCGCTGTACGCGATGATGAATGGTGCGATGATAGTGCCAAACATGATGCACAACACGATGAACCGACGAACCAGTTTACCGGCATCGATTCCGACTCGTTGAACGGCAGCATCGGCGTGTTCATTTTCTTTTTCTGCTTTGCCCATCGCCATTTGAAAGCGTTCATGATCCTGCTGTCTACGCTCTGCCATAGCCTTGAAAAGAAAGCCAGTCGCTGATCCAGTCAGCAACGATAAGAAGTCAGGTGACAAAAATTCCATATCAGTTTCTCCTATTGTGTCTCAAGCGTTGGTCGTTGTACCTTCTTCTATACAAAGAAAGTTCACCGGAATCTTCATCTTGAATAACAACAGGTCTGTTTGGATTTCTGAGAGAGTAATTCTTTACCTCTGCTGGCAACTCTTCCTCAAACCTACCGAACTTACGCTTCTTCTTTTTCTTGAGTTGGCTAAAAAGTTTATTTGGTACGTTGAATCGTGGATTGCCCATCAAAACTTTGTTGAATCCACCAACACGATCAAACTTTCCGTCTGTGTTTGTGTATGGTGCATCTGTTTTTGCGGCATTTGCGATTGCCCCTGTTCCCATCTCTTCGAAGATGACTTCGTACCCATGTTTGATGTGAGTTTCGAGTTCGTCTTTTGAAATAAGTTTGGCTTCACCACGATCTTTGCTAAAAACAACAGATTGATCTTTACTTTTTTGTTGTTTCAATCTGTCAATTGATCTTCGCAGTTGGGGAGGCAGAGTCGCATAATTGTCAAATGCGTCTGGTGTTTGTAGATAGGACGCGATGAAAGGAATCTCACCACCGTAGGATGCCTCGGCGATCATTTCAAATTTTTCTTTGATTTCTTTGTATGTTTTCATCAAACGTCCCTGAGAGTATTTATCACTTTTGCATCTAGAGGAATGTCCACCAGATTGATCGAATCAATGGTGTCCTCCGGAAGAAAGTTCAAATACACAAGAAATGTTTTCAGCAGCGAGTATTGATCCTCTTCTAAGCGATTGAAGAGCATCCTCGTTGCCGCAGGAAGCCCGAAGACATTGTGAAGGATGATAATGTGGTTGAGAATCAAACGCTCTCTGAGGACACCTGAAGTGTTGTAGCGGTTGAACAATCGCTTGATGTATTTTATGCGATTGAAGTCCTCTTGAAATTCGTCGATTCCTTTGCAAGAGGGATTGTCATAGTTTTTCATGGCGTAGCGAACGATGTTGTCATCATTCAATTCAAAGAATTCCATAAAATTTTCACTTGAACATTGCTTTGATGATGAATCCTCTTTGTACAGGTTCAAAGTTGAATACAACCGTGGTGAAGGGAAGCGTAGTTTCAATTCTTTCGGTTCCCGTTGCTGAAGTCACCAAATCATCAATAAATTTATCAGCATCAGACTTTGGTTCTCCAAGTCTGTGACCATAGAAGTTGAGTTGTGATTCAAAGGTTCCGGAGGGAACTGCTTCTCTCACGACTCTTGGATCGAGATCGTAGGAAAGACCACTGATGTTCAGCATGGCTCTCGCCTTTGCCAATGCACCAACAACGTCACTCTGAATACCAGCGAGAACGTTGTTGAGTCCAGTCAAAATTTCGTCAAAGTTGACTGAGTTTGCATACGGTGTGTTTGCACCATTCGCAAAGCCACCAAGATCACCTCCTGCAATGTCACCAAGATTTCCGCCAGCAGCGTACGCTGTCGGACCTTGATAATAGGATTCACTAATGTAGTTTTTGATGTCCTTGAACGATTTCATTGATTTACATTCCGCCCATCTTGCTCTTCATCATCATCATCAACTTCTTCATCATTTCAGGATCAACTGGAGGTCTGGACATCTCACCTTCACTACCATACATTTCTTCTTCTCTATCTTTGAAAGAAGGAGGGTTAGGTCGGAAAGGTTGACCGGGATTCGGCTGAACCATAGGTCCGCCGGGAACAATTCCGGGTTGCACTCTTGGATCCATTGGGTTAGGTGGAGGCGGGGCAGGGTTTACACCACCGGGGAAGGGAACATCTGGATTAGCAGGATCAGGATCAATGATATCAGGAATGCCATCACCGTCACCATCATAGTCAAACGGAGAGACATTGATTGGAATGTCAGATGGAAGACCATAAGGTGGTTCATTGAACGCCGGGGGAATATCATATGGTCTTGGTCGTTCAAATTGACCGGGAATGTTCGGTCCTTGATCGAATGGAATATCTACATTGAATGGTGCGGGGTCAAAAGCGTCAGGCACTCCATCACCATCAGAGTCATAGCCGGGTTTTCGTCGGATCAAAGTGGGTGACGCTGGAATGGGTCTGTCATCAACCGCAACAGGGTCAGGTTCGATTGTTTCAGCCTCTACTCCGCCACGACGCATCATACCTCGACGCATCATCATATCTTCTTCGGCTCGACGCATCATACCTCGACGCATCATTTCGGCTTCTGTCCGAGTCATGCCATAGGAGCCTTCGTTCAATTGTTCTTGCTTGGCTTCGATAGACTCAACAAGGTTCTTCAGAACAGACTTGTGATTGTGCGCACGAAGAACTTCTCTTTCAAACGCAGTGGCATTCGCGGCAGTCAGTCTCTCTCCATGCTTTTTGGCATGTTCCATAAGGTAATCATTGATGATTCTCTTCATGTCTTCCCATGTTTGTGCGTTTTCACGCAATTCGATAGCAGCAGTGAGAATGTCTTCCTCTGTGATCGTTTCTGGAAGTTTGATTGTCTTTTTGTCTTTGTTGGAAAGAACGCCCTTCACTGCCGAAATGAGTGAGTTCGCTTTCACTGGTTTACCAAATGGTCCGTTAGAAAAACTGTTCATGGAATGCTCCTGTTCCCTTTATGTATATTATTTTGTTCTGCGATTGAAGTAGTCCGTGGCCATTTCATTGAATTGACCGGGAGTCATTCTTTTACGCTTTCTTGTCAGTTCGGTTGTGCCATCAAGATTACCACTGTGGTACTCTTCTTCTTTGCGTTGTTCTTTCTTTGCCATGTTTGTGGCGGTCGCAAAAATGACTTCTTTGTAGTCCTTGCCGTATCTCTTTTTGAATTCTGAAGTTCTGTCCTTTTTGAGATCCTTGGCATACTTATCTCTCAACTGCATCTCTTTCTTTGTGAGAGTTGCCTCTGTGAGTTTTTCTGTTTTGATGAATGTCTTGCCGGGATCGACAATGATTCCAAATTCTTTCATAAAGGGAACACCAACCAACACAGGTGTGCCTTTTTGCGAACGATCATCAAGTGTGAATCGACGTTTTGGATATTTCTTGCCCATGAACTCAATGTCAAGTTCAATCATAGGACGCTTTTCTACATCATGGGCAATAGCACCTTGCAGCACGGTCAAAATGTCAACAACTTTGTTTGTGAAAGTCTTGCCACCGTGAGTCCATGTCACAGTGTCTCCATTGATTTCATAATTGTCTGCGTGAATCGAGTTGACCACCATGTTGCCGGTATCAAACTTACCGACCACTGGTCCAATCCCCTCGACACTCAAGGTTTCTCTTCTTCCGACGATCGTTGGTGAGTACATCCAGTTGTCCTTATCTAAAATGTGGTCGATGAAGTCTCCCACAATGTTTTGTTTTGTCGCCATCTCAATTCCCTCTGAACCGGGAGATGAGTTTACCTCAATTATGTAAGGTTTCTTTGTTTTTGCTGAGATGGCAATATCAACACCGCAGTAATAGCAACCGATTACCTTGGCTGCCTTCAGTGCAAGATCTTCAATTTCATTGCTAATTGAAACTTTTTTGATTTTTGCACCCATTGAAAAGTTGCTTCTAAAGTCATTTTTCACCTTTCCGCGATTCATGACTCCAACAACCTTTCCATCAAGCACAATAATCCTCATATCGCTTTTCATGTCGATGTATTCTTGAAGAATGATCTCTTCTTCCTCATCAATTTTCTGAATTGCATCAATCACAGAGTTCAAAGAGGGCTTACTGTCAATGATGAAGACACCCTGACCCTTAGATCCGGTCAAAGTCTTGGCTACAACAGGAAATTTGCCGCCCACTTGCTTGTGAACGTCTTCAATCATGTCTGGATCCGTCACAAGAGCAGTTCTCGGGGTCGGAAGACCTGCCTCGACGAGTGTGACTGAGGTTCGATACTTGTCAGAGCAGATTTCAATCGAATCTCTTGAGTTGATTACAAAGAATCCGTCCTTTTCAAAGGATGAAATCATGTCAAGTGTGCCACTTTGTCCCGATGCAGCACCACGAACGACAACTACAGTGTCAAAACGGTTTGCAATAAACTCTTTTCCGTCTTTGTTGACAACAGTTCGTGTTCCATCGTCATTTTTGAACGATCTTGCAAAGGGAACGAAGGCTACAAAGCAGGGAACGCTTCGTTTTTTGCATTCTTCCTTGATTCTCTTGGCAGTTTTCATCATGTTGTTGTCATTTTCTTCACTGTAGCCAGAGAAAACCAAAACTTTGACTGGTTTTGATGCTTTTCGTTCCTCTTTTAGAAGATCAAGACCATTCTTTCTGCGTAAGTCATTCATTTGTTGAATGATCTTTTTTTGCTTTGGAGATTTTGGCATGACTTTCAACGACTGGATAAACAACTTGTTGTGTTCACGCTCATCGTTTTTGTCTTTCCAAGAATCTTCGTTCATCTTTTTTGTTTTCTTTTTCATCTGGTCGATGAACTTACGATACACACCAGCCTCCGCAGTCTTCTTCATCACCTTGGCTCGTTGCTCCATCGCAATTGCAGCCTGAATCTTGTGTGCGTGCGTCCGGTCAGATGCTTTGATTTTACGAACCGATGCCTCAGCCGTTTCTACATCCTTGAAACCGAGTCCGTGGATTGTGCCTTCTGGATCTTCATCGGTGTACAAATCTGAGTGAGTATCAGGATCTTGGTTTTCTTTTGTTTTTGGAACACGCTTACTTTCCAAAAAATTACTGAATGTCACATGTCCAAAAGTTTCCTCACGAATCCCCATTGCCTTTCGTAAGTCATCGAAAAGTTTTCGTGCCATCCTGTCATTCGCCTTTGATGGCACACCCTTTTTGAAAGTTTCAAAATCACCCTCACTTGCAGCCTGACGCATCTTTGATGCAGACATACCAGTGACATCAGTGGCATCCGGATCTCGTCTACCGGCACTCACGACTTTGAAAGAATTCAGATCAAATGACTTGTCTGGGTCTGGGTGGTTGACATAGGGTCGAATTGTTTTTTCAAATTCATCAACACGATCACCACCAACAACGACAGTGATTTCTTTGTATCCCTCATCCGCCAAGTATCCAATGGCATCAAAGATCGTGCGAATGGAAGGATTATACATAACATTGGCGTTCCGAAAGAACGTCTTCATGTAATTTGTTTTAGTTTTGGAATCAAGAGGGTTCTTGCGTTTGTCTTTGCTGTGACTCGCAAAGATAAAATTGTCAGCCCCTCTTTTTTTCGCTTCTGTCAGAACCTTATTTACCAAAAGTTCATGACCGGAGGTGGGTGGGTTGAATCTTCCAAAGGTGAGAACAGCACCAGCGGTATTCAACTCTTCACGCAACGATACATCATCCATCACGCCATCGAATGGTTTCATTGGTTGATCACCTCCTCGTCAATTTAGTGGTTCCACCCACCCCGGTCATGAACTTTGTAGTTCACTTGTTCCAAGGCAGGTATCCCCGAAGCCATTCCCAGAGTGGTTTACCGATCAATGATCCGGCAACGAAAACAATAACAGTGTGTGCAACAAGTCCGTATGTGGTTGTTAGAAATTCCATGTTTTTCTCCTTTGGGTATGGTCTTCTTGACCAGAATTATTTAGTGGTCTTCTTCTTTTTGCCTGCGGATTTCTTCTTGGGTTCGGCTTTGGTTTCTGGACCATGACCAAACTTGATGAGCATCTTACGCCCGTAGGCACTTGTACATGCGTCGAAGTTTCCGATGAATTTTTGATATTCTTTTGGTAGTTTCATTTTGTCCAATCCTTTGATACTGTGAAGTTTGCTTTTGAAAATTCCATACGATCAACAAGTTTCACTGCTTTGCCAACATGATCAATGGCAACAAAGCCCTCGGGATTTGTCACTCTGTATCCGTCATCCGTTCGAATGAATGAAGGCATTGTATTTAGCGATTGAAGTTTGCGAAGAATGACAGACTTTGCCTGCGACAAGTAATACTGAGCAGAAAATAGATTATTCATTCCCCGAGAGATTGAATCGATGAAGCGAGTTACTTTGTTTCTTTCATTTGTCAAACGTTGTTTGGATGAATCTGTTTTGAGTTTTTCAATTTTTTGATCAAATCGAGAGGCAATGAAACCAGCCAACTCTTCGGCAGACCCTCTGTCCTTTCCAACTCGAACGTTCGCATTTGTGTAGATTTTGATCAAGTCTCGAAGAGTTTTGTCTTTCGTAACATCATCAATCAATTTTTTGTTTTGTGACAAGACCCGACGAACCCCTGCAAGATTTCTTCGAATCTCTTCTGTTTCCTTTTTCGTGAAGGTTGCACTGCCACTCACATCTTTGTAGTCAGCATCATCAAAGTAGACTGCATTTGTTTTTTTCAAACCAGAGACATCAGCACCAAAGTTTGCCATGAGATCTGCAATCGTTTTTCCGGTGTACGTCGTATGAAACACGATCCCCATGTTTGCACTTGAAATCTGGCTTCCGAGTTTGCTGTCAACCGGAACTGCGTATGTGATAGTGTTTGGTGTGAACGTGTACATTGATTGTCCATCAATCGTTTCAGTTTTCACATCATCAGAAGTGAACAGCATGTCACCTTGAAGAACACCTTTGATTCCCAGTTTTGGAAGGTGCTTCAATGCAACTTTTAGTTTGTCTGCAAGTCCCCCGCCGTGGTTGGCATCGATGTCTGCATTTGTGTAATTGATCTTTGGAGTTTTGTTGAAAAGTGATTTTGTCGCAACAAAAAACTTACCATTCTCTGGATTGATACCTGCGAAGAGAGATGGGGCCCCATCCCACTTCACCGTGACATTCATTTTTCGATTCGAGTTACCTTGAAGCATTGTCACCAACGAATCGATAAAATTCATTGCCTCGTTTGCCCCGGCAGAACCACGATTGAAAATCTCATCCTCAAGATGCTCAAGGTGAAGATTTTTGCTTTCAACCAAAAATGTGTTCAGACTTTTCATTACCCGATCAACCTATACTTGTCAATGAACTTCACAATGTCCTTGCCGATTTCTACCAAAAGTCTAAAGCGAACCTTGTAGCCTGTTTTCTTTTTGTCGGCATCAAAGCGGAATCGGATGGAGAACACCAACATGTTATTTGAGTATAGTGCGATTGTTGGGTTTCCTGTCGGCATGTGCTTCCAAGACAACTCCCCTCGTTTGGACGAATCCACAAGCCCCCGAGTCAGTGCTTCAAAACTTTTTTTGTCAAAAGAAAACCCACTCTTGATGATTTCAAGATCGTCCTCAGTTCCTCGGGCAGCCTTCAACAAACCGTTAGACATTGCATCGATGTTTCTCTCTTTTGAAAGCCAACTTTTTCCAAACTTCTTTGTGATTTGAGAGAAGACACCGTTGACTGAGGTGAACAAAAGTCGTTTGTCGTTTTCAATGACAGGATCTTTTCTGTCGGTGTACAAACCAACCACACTACCCATTGCAACCTTGATCGGACGCACAAGACTTTTTACGTCCATGCCAAAGGAGGAAAAACCATCGATCATGTTTTTGATTGGATCGGATCCGGCAAACTGTCCGACCTGACGAACACCACCATACTTGACAGAGAATCCAGCGGCTCTGTTTTCTCTACCATTGATGAAAACATCTACGTCTGATTTAGTTTTCATTTGACCAGTTGTACCACCACAGATGACTTCAATCAGATCAGGTTCATCGTTTGAAATTACATTTTTCGAAAGTCGTGTAAGTGTTGAGTTCTTCATAACCGCATCAATCGCAGTTGTAACCAACTTTTGAACATCCCGAGTCTTTCTTACTGATGGGTTTGCAAGGGCGTACAAAACTTCTGGAGGCAGACCACTACCATCAAAGACCACGGTATCGACCTCGCCATCTGGCTGTTCGACTTCCCACGCACGAAGACCAGCAAAATATTTCAACATTACATCTTCAACTGAAGAAGGTGTGACATCCATTGGTGTCCCATCATCAAAGCGATCTGCAAATCGTGAAACCATCGCAGAAGCAAGAACAAACTCATAGGCATGTCCCAAGTTGAAAGTCACTTCTTCGTTGATGTACTCTTTGAATTTTTCGAATGGTATGTCAAAGGGTTCTTTCATTTAGAATGTCTCCAAAGTTTAGAGTCCAAGACTCAGATAGTTTCGGTAATTTTGATTGTACCAACTTTTCGTACAAATTGTCTGCAAGTATTTTACCCGCTTCTACGTCACTTGGAAAGTGAATTCCGAGAGCAATTCTAGATTCTGAATTCTGATTTGCTATCTGGTCGAATCGTGACGATTTTTCCGGATAGTAATTTGTCATTACTCTTGCGATCAAATGACCCACCGCCGTGTGATTGCTTGGGTATGCTGGTGTGTCCACTTCAATATGTGGTTTGAGTTTGAGTCCGTGATACTTTGCAAGTTCTCTTGGTCTTGGGCGATTGTAAGAAAACTTCATGTTCAGAGTCACAACATCAATATCTTTTTTCAGGTCATCAACCAAATCAATTATTTCTTTTCTTGCTCCGAGATTTTTCAATTCTTCTTGAAACATTTTCAAATAGTCTTTGTCTATCTCCTTGTATGCCGCCAAGATTTCATTGCGAAGAATCATTGCATCCATTACTTCCATGAGTTCCATTTTCAATTCCACTGAAGATGGTTTCTCTGGTTTCAAAAGTTTGATATCTTGATAGCCGTCAAAAAGAGTCACAGGTCTTCGCATGATCAACAATTGAACCTGTGATGGCTTCATCACAAGAGGCTCGTTGTTCATGTAATTTTTGAAATCAATCACCGCAAAAACTCCTCAACAATTTTCTTATTCACCAGCACACGAGTTCCTAAATCATGCCCCAGAATCGGTGTCTCGCTCGTCACAGAGGGAACAACGCCTAATGTGGCAAGGTAGTCTCCGAACATGCCCTGTTCGTCAGATTCGATCCTGCCTTCGATAGCACCATTGGGTGGATCTGGCTCATGGAAGAGGGGATAAAAGTCTCCAATCAGATCCACGATACGGTCCCCCAGATCCCCTGTGTCGCTCCACACGAAAGCATACCCCTCGCTACGGTATGGGTCTTCTTGGAGGTCTAGGAAGCCCTCAGAGGCGAGAGGAAGCCAGAAGTCTCGGAGTTCTAACAGAGCCTTCATTTCCTTTGATGGATTGTCCGGAATGTTGTGATTTGGGTTGATGCCGTCATCATCTTCGTGTCTGCCAGATCTAAAAGTTTCTTTTGACATGATCGGAAGATATGAAACATTTGCATTTTTTGTTTTGTGATTTCTTACAAATTCTAAAAGACCAAACCAACCGGCTGGTTCATCCCCCTGAAACGCAGAGGCGATCAGTTTGTTTGGCAAGTTTTGATCTTTTCGGATCGGCACAAAAAAGGTGTGACCATTTCTGTCAATCCTTTCATGCGTTGACTCAACAGCATCTTCAAATTTTTGAAGGTACTTTTCGACAGAATCTATCTCTTCGGTCAGGTAAGTTTTGAAAGTCCGCATACTGTATTTAGTTGCGTCTTTTTCTCCCACCAAACAGAACACCGATTCCACCCAAGGCAACGGAGGCTGGAGCAGGGACCGGAATACTTTCAAGATCAGGTGTGAAAGTTTCAAACACTGTTGCGGTTCCGTCACCTTGAAGAACACCGGGAGATGTGGTAAAACTATCTGCCCAAGCCACTATCCAAACGGTTGCGGTTTCGCCCGGAGCCAGTGAGTCTGTTTTCATATCGTCCGAGAAGCCCCAGTCCCATGAGAACAGACCTGTCTCGTATGCAAAGTCCACATAGTCCGGGGCGTTGTAAAAAGTTTCAAATTGTCTTCCAAGTGGTTCATCTGTAAAGTATCCGGGGAGAACAAGAGCAGAAATGTCAGAGGTGCTTTCTCCAACATAGATGTCAAGGTCTTCAATTGCGAGTGTTGATTCCCAGTCGTTTTCGATTTTGATTGTCACCAACATCGCACCATCCGGAAGACCCACGACATCTTGTTGATCGGGTTCGGTGTACACAGCCGACGTTACTTGAGCAGAGAAGAATCCATCTTCATCTTGTGACCAAATATCATAAGACATCAGTGCGGTTGGGTCACCGGCGATGTCACCAAGTGCAGCCGTAGTAATGAGTAACGTAAACGGTCTAAGCATACAGAATTCCCTTTGTGAAAATTGTCCGCGATTTGCGAACAGTTTTATTTAGCAATCTCCCCACTCCGAGAGAACTTTCAAAATCGCATTGAAGCCATTGTTCGTTTGGGGGTGATACTTGTATGCGGCAACATCAGCAAGCACTTGCAGCAAGTCTTGGAAACCAACAATACCATCTTCGTTCAGATCAGATGGACAGGAGTTGTCGGGGTAATAGTTGACTGAGTATGGTGCGGGATCGCATGGGTGATCGTTGCCACAGGCAAAGCGAATCACACCACCAGACGAGAAGTAGTCAGGACCAGTGAATCTAGCGATGTGGAAAGAACCGGGGTGCTTCTCGCTCTCCCAGTCAACATCAGCGTTCCACTTGATTAGATCACCATAGTCATTCTGCGACGGGGAAGAGCAGCACACTTGAGATGGAATTACTCCTACAGGAAAAGGAAGCCAGAACTTTAGAACGGGTGAATCCATCAGATCCTTGTGTTGCTGCTGCACCTGTGGGTACTTGTATTGTTGTGAGTTGCCGTACTTCTTACCGAGCGGACCATGCAGAATCCAAGAGTCACACCATGCGTACTCAAGGTCAACAAGATCACCGTTACGCGGGCAACATCCCTGTGGTCCTTGGAACTCCCAGTTGATTGGAGTGAACTTAGCACCAAGATACATCCATCGCTGGTAGGGGTTAGATTGGATGCACTCCCAATACTCTCCCGCTCCGGGGCAAAGAATCCCAGTGTCTTGGTTCCAGTAGTCGATGCACTCTTGGCAGTTGTCCAACCACGGATACAGATGGTCGGGTCTTCTGTTCTTGAACATTTCTCCTTCGATCGCCCAACCAAAGGAACGAGAGGGTGATTCGTTGCCACGGGTGCAGCCGATCATGTATGGACGGCGAGGGTCACCATTTGGATAAGAAAACTCTGGATCAAAACCAGTTTGAATGTAGACATCAAACGTCCGACCAAAGGGAGTGAGTCTACCAAGATCGTCGATCCACATTGCAACAGCATTCGGATCGGATGGTTTGCCAGCACCATCACCAGCAAAACTAAAAGAAGAGAGTACGGAAACGACAAGTGTGAAAATATGCCTCATTACAAAGACCTCCAATACTTTATTTAGTAATGTAAAAAAACAACGGGAGCCAAAGACTCCCGCTGCTCAGAAAGGTCCACTACGCGGACACTTTTAGTGAATCTCAATCTCCTTTGGCTTCTTCTCTTCCGGAACAACACTATGAACATTCACGGACAAGATTCCGTCTTCACAATAGGCTCCGGTGACATTCCAATCTTCTGTGAGTGGAAGACGGGTGGTGAACTTTCGGCGAGCGATGCCTCGATGTTCAAACTGAATCCCTTCATTTTCAGATGACTTACCATCAGAAGAGACAACCAAAACTTTGTAATTTTGTGGATGCGGATGAACGGTGATCGAAAGATCTTCCTTTTTGTAACCCGCGACTGCAAACTGAATAGTTGCGTTTTCTTCGTCGTGCCGCACAATGTCATAGGGCGGGAAGTTTGTATTGTGATCCAACTCACGTTCGATCTCGTTGATGTGATTCCAAAACGATTCTATACTCAGCATATTTTTCTCCTTATGTAAGCGAGTAACTGTGGAGTCCCAACTTAGGCAACTCCGTCTTATTTAGTTTTCTTACGTTGCTTTCTGTAAGCCTTCGGTACATAGTCTTCGACCATTCGAAACTTCATGCCTTTTGGAGATCTGTACCAGTCGCGGTTCAGAATCTCACATTCGCTGGCGGCTTCCCTGCGAAGTTTGAAAAGTGGGATGATGGGTTGCTTCTTATCGTCGTATCCATCAATCATCCATTTGTCTAATTTGACACACCAGATTCCGTATGCCATCACCGACTCCGAAAGTATTCACGTTCAAGGCGACGAATGTTTTCACTGCCAGTCGCCATCACGATTTCACCTGCGGTCTTGTGACCGTAGATCATGTAACCCTTACGCTCAGGAATGTGCTTGTCCACACACTTCACACAATGGTGAGTGCCGGGAGCAGCCTCAAGACGAGCAGCGGGAATCTTTGCACCACAATCAATACAGTTCATTATGAGTTATCCTTTACATACCACACTACAAAGGTGGTTGCCAATGTCAAGCACAAAAAGGGTGCGAAACAATAACCAAAAAATTCAAGTAGATTCATTTTGTTTTATCCACATATGCAAGAGA